AGTTTAAACATTTGACCAGCACTCTTTTAAAATAATTCTTTTTATTCCTTGTGGAGTTAAATTATAATCTTTGGCATATTCTTTGCAAAATGCCTGAATGTATGATAATTTTTTACCATTTTTCATAACAACCCCAACATTTTTTAAGTCTGGTTTTTCATTATATAGTTTTCTTATCTCTCTTATCTGCTCATCATTTATTTTTCTACTAAAAACTCTACCTTTTCTAGAGTTACTCATTTTTTCTATGGTTTCTTCAGAGAAGCAATTTTTAATTCCTTTGTTCCAAGGAACAGTGCCTTTTTTTACTCCTCCAATTCCCTTTCGTTCGTAATTATCAAATCCTTCTCCACCAGTAGACTTATTCCAACCATTCTTAAAAGTATCAAATTTTTCTATGTAAAAAATTTCTGCCTCTTTTGCTTTTTCCGGAATATCTATCTGTTCATTTATTTCAAAAGTATGTGGTGGTTTATTTCTTTTATGCTCCCTTTTTCTAGCATCTAAATTTTGCGTTTGTCCCACATATTTAATATTACCGTTCAAATCCTTAAGAAAGTAAATATAATACATTTTTTTAATTATTTATAATCCAAAAAACTCACAATCGTTGATATAAATCTTCCATAGAAATTTTTTGAGGAATACCATTCTCATCTAAAATTTCTATCATGGTATCTCCACTTAAGCACTCAAACTCAACTTTAAACTGTTGTTCTGAGGTGTTTGCAATCGTCTGCTCCTTCCAGGCGGCGTCTCTACCGGGCACTTCAGACCAATGAACATCTGTAGGTACATATTCGTTCTTGCCCCTTTCAGCGTCATGCCACATACGGTAGAAGTGGTTCATACCGCGTGGTGTAGATACGATAATTACTTTCGTGCTTTGTCCAGAAGAAATAGTAGGATAAACAGAGGCAAAGAAGTCATCAGCAATGTGATTCGGGATGAAAGCGAACTCGTCAAGAAAGATGACATTATAGGATCCGCCTCGGACAGCAGATGAAGAAGTAGAGTTAGATGAAATTTTGGATCCATTTTCTAATTCTAGAGATCCCTTATTCCAAGATATAATACCTTGTTGCATCCACTTAGGTAGATTCTCATAAGCAAGTTGTAGTCTTCCAAGAAGGTCTCTTGCTGTGGATGCTTTGTTTGCAAGAATAGCAATATTCACATTATCATTGAACACTGCATAATGAAGAAGATATGAGACAACAGTTGTAGAATTGTGTGAAACTATTTCATTACTGTAAAATATATTACCATTATCAACATCAAGAAGATCATACATATTAGAAATTCTTGATGTTTTTTTTAATTGTAATATTTTTTCTGCGCCATTTTTTGTTTGTATACAGTCATCAATGGAACAATCTTCACAATAAACTTCTTGCCATTTATCATTTAATAAGATGTGTTTATCTGCACATATAAGAGATTTTCCAGTTTCGGTTACAACCTCCCATTCTTCATATTCTATAGTTTTTCCTACCCCAGAAAAAGATTGCCATCCAGAAGGAGTTTCTACTTCCCATTCATCAGTTTTTATTTCTTCAATAAATTTAGACATTTAAAAACTCCAAGCATTTTTTAATAGCATACTCTTTATTATTTCTATATTCTTCTTCTTTAATATGAAGAACTTCAAATCCATTATTTTGTATAATTTCGTCTCTTTGCCAATCTCTCAATCTGTTTGAATTTCTAATTATATATCTTCCATGCCAATAAGTACCATCAAATTCTATAATTTTTTTACTCTTGATATTTATAAAATCTGGAAAAATAAATCTGTTACCCAAATTTAATCTATATTCATTATTTAATTCCGCCATTTACAATTTCTCCACAGTCAAGGCAAATCAGTATTACTTTCTTTCTTGATTTTTTCATAAAATTCTCCAATAGTCACTTCAATAATTTCTCCAGTAAGTTTATTCCTTAACCTTACCGTTGTATTTGTATTAAAACATTTACCCGTCTGACGGGGCATTTTACATATATTAAATCTATTTTCGTGGAAATTTTTGATTAATTTTTCTTGAAACGGATACATTTCAAAGGGAACTAGACCGTGATCGAGAGACACGATCTTAATATAATTTCTAGCAAAATATACTGGATCTTCTTTACACCTTAAGAACTCAATAATTTGTTCTTCTGTAAACTCAATAGGCGTATTTGCTTTTTTAAGCAAAGGATTACCCAAATACACATCATTGGACATAATAAAACTCCCTTTAATCCTCTACATAAATGAACGAAACATTAGCAGCAGTAATATTAGATGTAGATGAAATTACTGCGGTTAAGAAATTATTTGGTGGAATATGAATACCCATATCAATTAAATTAACATCAAGAGTGGAGTTATCTGCTACATGAAATGCAGCAATAGGTGGTATTGATTGTGCCCCTAATGCAAATAATCCCGTACTATCCTGAGTTGCAGTAAGTGATGTATTAAAATCACCCTGAGTTGTCCATCTCAAATAATTTGCAATTGTTGGATTATAATATAAACGAATAACCGCAGGATCACCAACAGTATTCACAGATGCAGTAAGTCTTGAAATAATAAGATCTCTGGTATTAATCTTACCTTGATAAACAAGTTTATTCTTAACTGAAAGAAGATGATATAGAGAACCAGGAGTATTCATTGAATCGTTTCTGGTTGCAGTTATTGAATATGGAAGTCTTGTTCTTTCAACAATACCTTCAATTGCACCTAAGAATGATGCTCCTCTACAAGTAACAACACCTACACCACCATTAATATTTGCTGCAACATATCCAATCTTCATTGATGGATTTGCTAGGTGTGGTAGTTCGTTTCTATTAGAATAATGCTCGTGATGGAAGAAAATCATATCCCCATTTAGAGGATTTTCAATCGCATATCTAATCTCACCAGAACCTAACCAACGGAAGTTGATTTGATATACATTCAGTTTAGATGGGTCTAGAGTAATACCAGAGTATCCAGTTCCATCAAGTTTATCTAAATTAAAATCTTCTTGGAAAGTCCAGTTTTCTGTTTGTACTACCCCTGCCTGTTCTATTTGGTTTGTAAAAGATGCTGCTGCTGTGCTGGTTAGATTAAAAGTTCCAAGTTGAGGACCAAGAGATGTTGCTAAAAATCTTAATCTTGATTGGTCATACTCAACCAACCACAAAGCATTGAAGAGTGCTTGTGCTCTTAGTCCTTGTGCGAGTTGAGAAAGATTTCCTGCAAGTGTTCCTGAATTTACTGTTACTGCAGTGAAAGATGTTCCATTGAGAGTGACTGTTACATTTCCATCATCAAGTGTAGTAAAGTCAAATCCTTGAATTCTTGCTTTACCACCATTCGCACGAAGAACACCAAACTTCCCATTGGTGTGTGCATATCCAATTTGAATTGCTTGTTCTTGATTGAATAGTCCTGCTCTTTGTGTAAATCCTACTGGGTTATTTGAAAAAGAACCAGTAAATCTTGCAACAACACCTTGTCCTGGACGGTATCTAATAAAGTTTGTGCTTCTGATTACACCATAAGAATTTGCAGATGATCCAGCACCTACTACGAATGTGGAATTACTATGAGTAGCAATTCCTGTTGCACTAAATGTAAATGTCTCAAACTCTCTTGGATCTAATCCATAGACAGCATCTGCCTGAATTTTTGGTGTAATGGGAATTGAAATATTCTCACCAAAGGCAGATTTAGAGCAAGCACTTTCATTTAGGATATTTCCATACTCATCAGCACGGAGATAAACCTCATGAAGTGTTCGTTCTTGATTTAGATAATCTTGTGTAGTCTTATTCCACTGAGCCATTAATCACTCCACGATAATCTTTCTGGTCTGTATCTTTGTGCGTTTTTAACTCTTGAAGTATTTTCCTGGGATGGATACACATTATGAACAATGGCACCAGGATATTCTCCCTGAAGTTGCTCTGTAAGTTCATTTTTGGAAGGCATAGAACCTTCTATCTCCATTCTATATATCTTACCTTCCCAAACCACATCTGCAAAATATGATTCTGTGGTAGGTTCTGATTGTGGTGAACCACCTACATTTAAAGTTCCATTAAAATTGCCATTAATGGTAATGCTTTCTGATAGAAATTGTTGAAAAGATTTCATTTTAGTTACAGTTCCAACGACGGAGTGCTTTGTTAATTCTTGAATCTGGATCTCGTGCAGTTTTTGCTGATGTAAGTTTAGACTTCATGCCTTTCATACGCCGGCAGAAGTTAGCGCGACGCTTTGCTCTTTTTCCAGTTGGTTTCTTTTCAGTTACAGCAGTTTGAAGTTTTGAACCTGGATTCTCGCGACGATAAGCATCTACTGCTGCTTGACTCAATCCATCAGTTTTATCTTTACGGTTGACTTTTTGCCAGTCCTCACTCAAATCCATTTCTGCTCGCCAGTTAGAAAATCCTTCTACTTTTACACAGCGATTATAGGTTTTACCAAATAATTTCTGAGTTCCTTGTTTCTTGTATCCTGTCCAACATTTCTTCGCTTCACTCATTTCTCCACTATCAACATAATCTGCTGCAGAATCTAAGTAATCTGCTGCTTTTGTGATTTTTGATTGAACCCAAGCTTCAATGTTTCCCTCACCTTTCATTTTTTTACGAAGTCTTTTTACTGCAGAGATAATCGTAGATAATTCGGAGCGAGCCATAGAATGTTCATGATCATAAGACTCTGGCATATTTCCAGGATGAGGAGTATTTGGTGTATATTTTTTACCTAAACTCATAGGTAATGAATACATATCCCAATATTTTACTCCATATTTACATTCATCCCGAGTTTCATTTTTTTCACATTTTGGACAGTATCTAATCATTTTTACCTCCTCTGATTTAGTACCCCAATTGTCAGCACCAACTCTACGACATTTAACCAGTGCTCCTGATGCATATGCACTTGGCCAAACAGAATATCTTGATTTTACTTTATGGTAGCAAGCATCTTTAGATCCGCTACCTTTTCCAGGTTTGTCTTTTCTTGCTTCGTTAAGTTCCATTGATTCTTTGATTCCTGGTTCTGCTTTTACGTAATTGGCATCTTTTTTACCTTTTGCGAATGTAGAAACCATTGTTGGTTTTGCCCCACCAGATTTTGCTTGTTGACTTTTATCTTTTTGTCTTTTTCTACGAACTGCTGACTTAATAAGCGAAAGTCCTTTTTTACCTTTCTTTTTTAGTGCCTTTAATCTTCCACTACTAAAACATTTAGGTGTCTTAGTTTCACCTGGTTCATTGGCACATGGAGAACCATCTGCTTGAACCCATCCAGGTTTTCCATCTTTAGACTTAGAACCCTTAAACCAATGATGAAGAGTCCCTTCAGAAACTGAAACATCCTTGAACTTTTTATGTTCTTTTTTTGCTTCTGCTTCCATTTTTTTCAAACGAGTATAATAATCTGGAATTTCATCTAAATGTTGAAGTGCAATTTCTCTAGCAAGTTCATGATTTTTTGTATGCTCATGTTCAATGGGTTCTCCCATTTTTAGTTGCCTTTCAATAAAAGAAACTTCTAAACGATGCTTCTTTGCTATTTGCTCAACTGTTTTAATTGGTTTAAGTTGCTCTTTCAATCTTTTTTTGCGACCTTGGCAATGCGCTTTCTGAGAAAATCCTTTTGGATTGTCGCAATCAATAGATTTTTTATATTTTTCCGACCAACCCATTAGAATGTTAAAACTACTCTTTATTATTTAGAAAACCTTGTTTGAGTAATTTAGATAATTCTGAGGTAGATCCAACAAACACTGCATTATTTGTTACATTATTGGTTGTTTTAACCGATTCTTCCTCAACATCTTTAAGTTTCTTTTGTAAATCTATAAGTTTATCTGTAACATCTCCAACACTTTTGATAAGTTGACCAGCAACTTCATATGCTCTAGGACTTCCACCTTCCCCAGCAAGTTCCATTATTCCGTTAATTGCTTCTTGTCCTTTTTCAATCAGAGAATATAAATTTGCCCTAGTATATTCATAGTCTTTTTGAATATCATCCGATTTGATTGGAGTTATATTCAATTCTTGTTTTACCTTTTCTACCTCAACAATATCACTAGCGATGTTGAGTGCAGAATCTAATCCTTCATAGTTATTAGTCATAACATATCAAATATCTTCTTGCTGTGTTGGACTATATTTTTTGGAATCATCGAAAGTATCCCAAACTTCAGTAAATCCAAAATTATCATCAGGATCTGCATCAATAGGATCTGGAGTAACAGTATATCTCATTTCCCTTTTTGCCGTTGCAGTATCTGTGGAATTATAATAATCAACTTGTACCTTACGAATGAGTCCGTCTGTAGAATCTGCAATTGGACCAAATAAATATGTTTTCGCAGTAAAATTGAGTGTATAAATCAAAGATCTTCTTGTTGTGAAATTTCCTTCGTAATCATCTTGGAATGAAATACTGTCTAATACAATTGGTATATCCTTTTTCTCTCCTATAGAACTAATCAAATCTACAGTTAAATTGAAAGATGGTTGAAAATAAGGCAATATCTGCTCAATAATTTGTAAAGCATCATCATTTAACTTACTAAGGATACTTAGTTGAAATCCAATATTATATGGAACTGGCATAAAAATTTTTTTCAAATTTGTTCCATCTGAAGCTTTAAATGTTTGAATAACTCCTGTTTTTCTGGTTGAATCATATTGAATTGATGTCATTTCAAAGGACATTCTGGGTAAAGTTATGGCAATTGCTTTATTTAATTTTTCTTGTTGCTCAATTTTTGCCAAAAACTTTTGCATTGGTCCATATGAAAGACCAACTTTCAAATCTGAAATTACATCATTTGAATTATTTTTGTGCTTAATATGAATATTATTAAAAAGAGTACCAAATGAAACTATTGTTTTTCTGATAATTTCGTGATAGTAATATGTACCTAACATTAATATACTCCAAATGGATTTTTTTCCGTGAAATCTAAAATTCTATCTGCCTCATCTTCTATTTCTTTATTATCAGAATATTTATCACTAGAAGTATCATCTTCATATGATTTTAATGTGTAAGTGGCAGATGAAGAGGATCCAACAATATTCTCACCTTCACTAAATTTGCCACTATTTATAGAAACTCTAAGAATCTTATCAATATCTTTACCAGGATTTGTCCAAGATCTAACTTCTGCAGTGGTTCCTGAAAGTGATCCAGTTACTGTTTCTGAAACAATATAAGTCCCAAATCCTACATTTGGTGGTGGAGAAACATTTATATTTGGTATAGAAGTATACCCAGATCCAGCATTTATCATCAAAACTTCCGATAATCTACCAGCACTAATTCTTGATATTGCTGTTGCGGTTGTTCCACCACCAACTGGAGGATCTATTGTAATTGTTGGTGGTATGTAATATCTATCACCTTTATCCACTATTCCAATATTTAGAATTGATCCTGTAGATATTATGCAAGTTGCTATTGCTCCAAAACCAGAACCACCAATAATAGATAGTGTTGGAGGTTCTGTATATCCATACCCAGTATTTGTAATTAAAATTTCTTTTACAGAATGAACACCACCAACAGAAGTTGTTATTGCAACTGCTGTTGCAGTTTTTGATAGTTCTGAAACACCAATAGCTCCTAATATTGGTGAGGTGTCTGGATTTCCTGTTGGAGGACTTATAATAACTGTAGGTGTTTCTGTGTATCCATATCCATCATTCAATAAAACTACTTTACTAACTCCAAAAAAAGGACTTATTGCAGCTTGACATCTAGCAGATCCTCCAAATGCAACTAATTTAAGATCTGTTATATATCCAATGTCCCCCATAACATCATCTATTTCAGAAATGCCAGTATTAATTTCTTCATCTTCATATTCGAATAATTCGCAGGATAATTCATAAACATAATTTTTTCCCAATTGGTAAAATGGTTTTTCCATTTCAACTCGTTTTATCTCAAACAATCTTTCTCCCAAAGGGAAAAAAATTAAATCACCTTCTTTTGGTCTACTTACAAATGCCAAGTCTTCACCTGGGTAATATACCCTAGATAATGACATTATTTCAGATAAGTAGGGTGATATAAATTCTTCAAATCTTTCTTTTGATATTACTAATGAAATTTCATTGTTTAATTTTATTCCAAATTTAGACATAATATC